CTAGTCATCAAATCCAATGAAGCTTATTTTTTTCTCATCAGATACCATCTTTGCAAAATTTATCACTGGAAGAATGTAGGTTGGAAATTGATTTGTGTTTGCTGTTAAAAACGTTATATATGACCGAAGATAAGGATATAGAATTGCTAACGCATTGCTACCCAAAAGACTTTTCAATTGATTTTTTTCTTCCTTTTCAAACTCATGCGAAAAGATCCCTCTTATAACGACCTCCAAAAAGAAAGGTGTATTATCTATATACTTAGTATTATCTTCTTTATTCAGCGTAACCTTAATTTTTACATATCCTTTATCATCTTTTATCCCTACTTCAGCACTAATATCTTCATCAATAACTAATCCATACTCATCATGTGGTTTTTCAAACTTTGGGTTTGTTCGATAATTTGAACTTTCTATAATATAATCTTTAAAAGTTATTGAAGCCATTAAGCAGCCTCCTGTGTAACTATACCATATTCGAATTTAGATTCTTTCTTAACTTCAGAATATTGTAGTTTTTCTATCTTAATAAATGGATTTTCTTTCATTTCTAGTGGATTGATATTTTCAAATGATGTTTCTGATAACTTAAAGATTTCAAAATCTGATTCTCTTCTGTCTATTTCAACATCATAAACCAGTTCTGTTAAAGCATCAATTGCTTCCTGAGGTAGCCAGTTGTCTAAATCTAGAACACTTTCATCTAAAATAATTCTATTGTAAGTCATAATGTACCTCCTTACATAATTCCCAACAAATAGGTTCGTTTTGTCTCAAACATATTTCTTTTCCATTTGGAAAATTAGAAATATTTCGTTCTTCATTATAAGACGGAGTGTAGCTTTCTCCCATAACGGCATCTACTTCATTTTTATATTTATGCTGAATTAAAAACTCAATAATTATACCGTCTAGATTTGCTCTTTTTTTACTCCCGCTTTCTTTCACAGATATTTTGTAGTTGTAATATACACGATCAAATATCTTTTCTCTCAATTTTATAAACATATCAATATTTTTTTTATCTTCAAAATCAAGACATTTTATATCATCATTTATATTTATTTCCAACACCGAAGAAGGTCTGTCTTTAAAAACATTAGCATATTTGCGTGCGCATTCTATACCATTATAGCGCTCATTGCTTAAGAACATATAAATGCCCGAACCAAAATCATTAGGCATTTTGGGGCAATCTTTAATCTTGAAATCTCCAGTTATTACAAATTTATCAATATTAAAATTTTTTGATTCAATAATTTTTGTGGCACAATCTCTACTTGTTCCGTGATATCCTATCATAAATATAATTCCACCAATTAATTAATATTAACAAAAAAGTGTACAAAAAAATTGCGTAGTAAAACTTACACTCAATACCTTACAAACCAACTATAGCATTTTAGATTTATGAACGTCAATCAAATTAGCTAATTTTGTTAACAATTTTGTTAACATATCTAACAGTAAAAGTGCCTGTATATAAGGAACAAGCTTTATTTTTACTATCTAAATTAGTATACAGTTTTACGAACAAATTAGCTAACAATATTAGCAACTATATTGAAAACTATATGTACTGCCCCTCATCGAGGGGCTTTTTTTATCGTTGCGGAATATTTAAATACCAGCGTTTATCATGAAAATCTTGCGCACCGCCTTTAGTGTTTCCTTCTGGATCGTTCGTCGCTCGCATCATGACGTATACTTTCTTATTAGAGAAGTTACGCATGTTAAAAGATACATGATAACCAACGTTTCCATAAGTACTATAAGATTGGTTTACATCTGGACGTGAAACGCCATTAGCATTTACTCGTGCTAACTCTTTTCCAGTATTATAGTCCATGATAAAAATGTACTCGTATTTATAGTTAGCAATGTGCCAGCCAGCGACGTGCAAGTTCGCATTTTCGATTTCCCCAAACTGATCAATGTGAGAATGATTCGTTCCATCTGACAAAGTTGGATTTGCTGCACCAGCTCGTGTTGGATCAATGACTGGTTTATCATCTGAAGTAGTTGGATTTTCATCGGTAAATCCATGAGCTAAATCATATGCTAATTTTTCTTTACTTACGCCCATTTCAGAAAGATAACCGTAAGGATCTGTATGATCGCCCCAGATATTTTGTGTTACCCATAAATGCGATTTGATTCCTGGTTGGTTATAAGGAGTGTCTAATGTTAATGGAATACCATATTTTATTGCTGAATCCCTTGCCAATTCAACATATGCTTTATAGTTTTTCTCAAACGTTGCTTTATCATGTGTATGTTGAAACTCAATCTGCACAGGACTGTTGGCATTAGCATACGAACCAGCACCATACTGCACATAACCAGGTTGACCGACTTGATAAACAATTCCGCCGTCTCCCACAATGTAAGCAGTGTAAGCACTAGTCCATGAACGTTGCATATACTGCGCTTCATTGCGTCCTGTTGCTGTTTCATTAGCCGTTTCATGCAGTAAAATGTACTGATTATTTGCTACTTGCGAGCTACCTTCGTTTGGGCCCAAATTAAATTCATTGTTAATCGTGTAAGCAAAGGCGTTTATTGGCAACAAAAAAAGAGCCATTAATAGGCTCAACGACAATGCAATATTCTTTTTCATTTGGTCCCTCCTATTTTTTTAATTTAGTTTGCGTATAGATACCACTTGCAATCGCCCCCGCAACAATTCCAGACATAGCCAATTGCTGCCATGATCCTAAATCTGGATAGGTCAAAGACAAAACGACTGCAAACAAAATCCCTACAAAACATGCTGATGGTGCCAGCCATTTTGAGGGGATAAGATTTGGCTTCTTCATTACTTCAACCAATATAATGACTATCGGACTAATAATGATGCCTGTTCCTAAAATTTCATTAATTGCTTTTTCCATTAAATCACCTCCTTTTATTTTATTTTTTCGTGGATTTTTTCCACAGTACTTTTGATATCTTCCACATCTCCTAAAGCATTCGTTAACTTGTCAATCGTGCTTTGATATCTTTTTTCTCTTGCATTGTTCTGTTGCATTACCCAAATAAACAAAGCTACGAACAAAACAGCGAAACTGATTTGCTCGGGATTTGAAAGCAACGACTCCAATAATTTTTCCATAGTTCACCAACTTTTCTTGTATTAAAAAGCGCACTCGAAAGTGTGCTACTCTGCTAATTCTGGTAAATCCATATCCAGTAAGATTTCTCTCACTTGTTCGCGGATCAGACCAGGTACTTGTTCGATCGTCTTCTTGCCTTTGATAATCAACGTCGCGTAGACTACTGCCATTGTATTCACCTCTTTTCTGAGCAAATAAAAAGCAATCCTAAGCCGCAATTTCTGCGTCCAAGATTGCTTGAACTTCTTTTCTGATTGTTTTAGGTACTTCTTCAATAGTTCTCAGACCTTTCTGGATCAAACTGACATAGATATTCGCCATTTATTTAGCCTCCTTGCTTGCAGGAACCAACATCTCATAAACCTCGGCTATCGCTAGTTGCGTATCCGTCATTTGAATTGTTTGTTCTTCAGCCGCCTTTTTTAACTCTTCGTTTTCTCTTTTAAGTTTCTCTAGTTCGGTGACGTCATCAACAGCGCTACCTTTCTTCTCTTCATCTGTTGCCATTTCAATCCATCTATTATTTTTAAAATCAAATTTTGGTTTCCAGTTAGGAACTGGTGGTTTAATCTCTGTACAGTTTTCAGGGATATTTTCTTGATTGTTCAAAATGATTTGCTCGAATCCGTAAGGCTTGATTGATTTGTAAACTACTTTCATTAGATTTCCTCCCTTAAATTGAATAAGTGATAACAAATGAATAACCTGATCCATAACTTGAGTTTCTTCTCCATTTAATGGCTCCGTCTGCACCAATAGATAGTTGAGCACTGTTCAAAGTAGAACGGTCTATTGACCCAACCAGTTGTTCAAAACTAATTGGTGTCCGATAGCCTTCTGGAATTGTTAGTATCGTTGAATCATTTCCAGCACTGCTTTTCCCATTCAACGCAAAAAAATAAATAGTGACGGTTTTTCCTTCACGATAAAGCTTTGCTGATCCGGTATTCCCGTTTGTAACTGTTAAGGTTACGACTTCATATTTGTTGTCGTCTGTTGTCAAAACAGGCTTGCTTGATTTTGTCAAAGCTCCAGTAAAGTTTTTATTGCCCGGAATATTCTGTGATGTGAGTAAATCAACTGCTTCACCGTTCAAAATTAGTTTTTTATCTTCAACTTTTGGCGTTTTTGCGAAAGTTATTTGCCCACCAATCGTTTGATCTGCTGTTTTGCTAACAAACATATCGTTAGATTCTGATTTACTGAAAAAATCGCCAGTGGTGAATTCAGCAAGAGCAGTTGCTACTTTTTCAGCGATTTCATTTGCTTGCTTATCTGATTCATTTATCAACCTTACTAATTCGTTATATTTCGAGTAGATTTGATCGTATTGGACCTGTTTATCACTAATGAACTGATTGAAAGTGGTTTGCATTTCACTCTGTAATTTTTCCAATGAAGAAATATAGTATTTCGCTTGCTCCGAATTAATATCCACTCGTTCTAACACGTCTATGATGAAGTTCTGAAAAGTCACTTTTTTGCCGTTAGGATCTACATATTCAAAATATGCTTGTTTGAATTGATGACTCGTGCTGAAATTTGACTTAGTGAACGTGTAACTAATTAACCCATTAGTCGAATCGATTATTTCTGGTTCTCCCTCGGTATAGTTACCGTTTGAAACTTCGCCCACAAATTTCAAAGTACCGTTTAGATTAATTACAAAAGGTGTAATTTCATCTTCCTCAAGAAGTTGTACATTGATTGTTGTGAGCCCCCCATCACCAACTCTACCAACAACACGGTGACGTAGATAAGTCTGTCTCTTATTTGCAGATAATTTAATTTCTAAATTTGCCACTCTTCCATACCTCCTAACTAAAAAGAAACTATATACCTAAGCACCATATTTGCGTTATCTCCACTTGCATTGCTTGCTGCACCTGTAAATATATTAGTATTCGAATTATAGTTTATTCGTTTACTAAACCACTTTTTGTGATAGTCATCAAATCCTGAAACAATTTCTCCTAAAACATTAGTAACAGTTACACGTTCTTTATAAAAAGGCGTAGTTACATATCTATCCTCAATTGCTTGCCCGTTTTCGTATGGGAGCCATACTAATAAAAAACCTGAAACTGTCTGCCACATTTTTTTTGAAGGTTGGACAGTTTGAGTATCATGCAATAACGCAGTCCCACTCCACAAAATTTCCCCTTTAGAGACAGTTAGCTCGTAACTATCCGATATCTTTGAGATTGAAACAGTTGATCCAGTAGAATTAACTGAGCATAGTGGTAAATTATAGACCTTATCACCATTGTTTAAATTACCTTTTATAACTTTTGTTATAAATTCTAGCTTGACTTGATTATTAGTCCATTCATATTCTTCCGATTCTGGAAGAATAGATCCAGGTATAACTTCTTGTGTCAAATCCACTGTTAATGCTATATAACCACTTGAGTTTGCTGGAACTGTTATACTTTCTTCTTGTCGAACAACGACCATACGACCTTGAATAATCGCTGCTCCTGCAGCAACTTTTACTGTTAATCCGCTTGAAGATAAATTCATAGACTGATCGTAACCATCAATAACCTGATTTTTCCGATTATATAAAACGTGATAAAGTCTAGCATCATTTTCTGCGCTTACTTTCACGTTTTCAAATTGATACCCATCCACATTGCTAACCATTTTTTATCCCCCATTATCTTCAAAATAATCCATAAAACGACTTCTTATGTTTCCAAAAGTCAATTCCACAAACTCCTTATCACTTGATATTCGCCAAGCTGTCAAAACCGACTTGTATATTTTTCCTTTATAAGAAATCGTGGCAAACATCCCTGTTTCAATCGTTTCGACATTCAAATTTTTTGCATTTCTTACAACATTCACTTTGATTTCATGCGAATACGTATTGCCTTTCAACTCTGATTTTGCCACATCTTCGTAGGATGCTTTATCTTCTGCGGTTTGATCGTAGATATTAACCAAAGTGACAGTTGGTTTCGTGATATTTTCTTTCGATCCATCTTGTGTCAAATTGTTTTCTTCGTCCAAATACCATGTTGACAGTATTATCGGTTTCTCTATATCTTTCATTGCTTTATCAACGATTAATAGCTTGTTCTCGTTTCCAGCGCCCGGCGCCTGAACAAACACATCCCAATCGCTAAATTCAGAAGAATTGTCTTTAATGTAAATTGATTCATTTACAGCACGTATGCCTGTATAGATTTTTCTGTTTTGAATTCCCTTGAAATACCATTTTACGTTGTATTTTTTGAAACCATTGAGAATATACGCACTTAACTTGTGTTTATTCGTATCGGTAGCTTGATACGAATGAGAGGTCGCACTTTCTGCTTTGACGTCTAAAATATCTTTTAGTTGTTTCGTTGGATCATTCAGCAAATAGTATTCAATCAACCGCCGGATATGCTCTTCGTAGTTATCTCCTGACACACGTGCAGTCGGTATCTCACTATCAGCTAAACTAAGTAAGCTTTTACAACTGATTTTTTCGTCTTCCTGCGACGTAATTACACCAAAATATGCAAATTTTCCACTAGGAATATATTTTGCTAGTAGAAAATCGCCTGTTTTTACAGGAACGTACTTATCCATCGTAAAGCTACTAGCCTCTTCGTTGATCTCGTCCGCACCAAATTCAAAACTGTTAGAGAATAAATGTTCGTTATAAAGCATTAAATCACGATGAAAAAGCGTGACTGCTAAAATCAAAACAGATCACGCTCCTCGTATAACTCAATCTCTACGTCTGCCCCCCCAACATGAAACACAATGCTGAATTCTCCAGTCGGAGCCTGAACAAAATTAGTTTTTGTATAATCCTGTTGTTGGTAGACAGAAGATTCTACCCCTGCAATATCTTTTAAAATCGCCGTTGTATCTTCAAAAATGCTTGATACTTCTAGAGTCTGTGTTTCAGTCATATCTATGAAGTATCCATCCGTTGCGATGATTTGTGAGTTTTGGATTACTTCCCAATACGGATTTGAACACTTCCCAATCACACGAATTTTTAGCGGGGACATCCGTTCCTTGCTATTCGTTAGGTATACAGAATTATTATTGAATTTGAATACACCTTTTTTCTCCCACAAGTTTTGAGTGTAGATATAAGATCTTTTATACGGAAAAACCTTACCACGTGTTTTCACTACATTAGGTCGCTGAATTAATTTTTCGCGTTTTACGGAATACCAGTTTGATGTGAAATATAGTTCTAAAGTGTCTGTTAGTAACGATGTTTTCGGATCGATTTCAGTCTTACTTAAAGATTTTAGACTGCATCTTCTTACCATTGTTTCGCCGTCAAAAGCAAATTCCAGTTCAAACGGACCTTCCGATAGGAACTGCACAAGTGAATTGTACAGTTCTTTTTCTCGAAACCCATGCACAGAAATGATTACAGATGACTGAAATTCAGATATTTCAACGCTCTCACTGCTTTCTCTGAAATTCCCCCACTGTCCCACATGTTCTTTTTTTACTTCAAACCCCATATTACTCAACCCAGTAGCAAAATAGTCTTCTGTGGACAAATCAATTTCTTCGTTTATTCTATTTCTCAGTAATACAGTTCGCATCTACATCCTCCTAACCAAGATCTTCTGAATATCTAAAGCTAAATCTCTATCAGTTCGGCTATTTCCTTTGAAAAATGCCAGCAATAACGATAACAGCTGATTCGTTGTTGCCGCCTGTTTTTCAATGGCTTCTAGGATTTCGTAATCACTGGAAACAGTTGTCGCATTTCCATAAGTTTTAGGAGAAACTCCTAGTTTGTCCATTGCGATAGACAATAATTGCATCGCTCTTGATCGTTTAGCCTTATCTAACGGAATAATAATTTCTGGCTTGTTTCCTTCTGCGATTTCCGCAATTTGATGTTGGTTTACAATTCCACCGTTTGCGTAACCATGACCACGCCCAATCACACCTAACATATCCGAACCATAGCGTTTTTTAGCGTAGTTGATAGCTGCTAAGATATCATCGAAACCGCTCATTATATTGCCGTATCCTGGAAAAGCATTCGCAGCAAATGTTCCCGGTTTTGTTTGGAGCAATCCAGTAGCATTACCGTCTGCTAAGCCGTCATTTCCACCAATGGCAAGCGGATTGCCACCTGATTCTGTTTGGATTTGTCGCATCCACGCATCAACATAAGCGGATGAGGTTGGTAAGTTATTCATTTTCAAAGCACGTTTTACATATGGCCGCCAGCGTTCTACGCCACTCCCACCAACGCTATCGCCACCGCTAACAAGTCCGCCCTGCGGATCTCTTACACCGTTCAAATGCACGTGGTCGTAGTGGTCACCATCAGGCCATGTCCGCCAATCATCATGCACACCTGTACCTGATTGTCCTGAACGGTCACGAACCTTACCATTTGTGATAACATAGCCGATTTTGTTTGCAAACTTCTCAAATGCGTAATTGGCTGCTTCTGTATATCTAGGGGAACCATTCACAACTCCCGGTAGCGCAATATCAATTGCGTTGTGCTTTCCGTGTGAGTATGGATCGCCTTCACGATAACCTGAGGTTACTTGAAAGCCTGGAAACTTCTTCATTACTGCAACTGCAACGTCCGCCAAGTATTTGTAAACGCCTTGCATGCCCATTGAAGTGTCTAAACTGCCACTGCTGAATAGTTCTGTGATTTTGTTCTTCAATGCTTCGGTAGCCTTGCTTAGAATACCTTTACCAACATCTAAAGGATATTTGACAAGCCCTTCCAGTACGCCAAGACCATTTAATACTTTCCTAGCCAACGCTCCTGGGTCTGTTACAAAATCCCATACATCGCCGACTACGTTTTTTAGTGTGTTTCCTACATTACCAGCAACATTTTTCACGCTGTCCCACATGTTACCAAAGAAGTTAGTACCTTTTTTGTAACGATATTTTGGTGCTTTGTTTCCAGTCATATAAGCTGTTTCTTCTGCGGTTAAGACGTGTGTGCCTTTTGGTGCATGCAACACTACGTTACGTCCTTTAGGTATGAATGCTCTACCATCTGGTGTGATAACTGTTTCTGCTCCACGTCCATCATTGACCATCATTGGTCCATTAATTGGGTGTCCACCTGCTGGTGTACCTGTAGCGTATTGTGGTACGTCCCAGTCTGTCAACGGTTCAGCGCCTAACTTCTCTAGCACCCATGACGCACCATGGATGATTGCGTTAACTGGTGTACCTATCGCTTTAAGTGCTGCGTTGAATACTTCTTTAAATGCGGCTACTACTGGATTTTTGCCGTTTCTGATAGCTTCAACCATTTTCTGTGGAATTTTTGTAAAGATATCAAAAATGAATGTTGGTAGCCCAAGCATTATACCTGTGGCTGTATCCCAAATTGCTTGGAAAACCTTTTTGTTTTCTTCAAAGAAATTCCAAATAGTTGCTAGAATTTTACCTAGGAACGTGTCTTTGATGTTTTGCCATATGGCATTACCAATACGCTGATACATATGTTTGATTTCTTCCCAAGCCTTACCCCAGTCACCTTTAAAAATATCCGTCCAAATCTTGATTGTACTAGAGATAATAATCATGGTTGTTTCTATTGTTGCCATGATGAGCCCAAGTTTTAATTTCAGTGCGTCCCATAGTATATTGAATGCTTCAATAATAACATCGCTATTGTGTTTTCCTGATCCACCAAACCTGTCTAGTGCCCCAGTAATGACTGATAAATCACCTGTGATACGACTGAGCCAGCCACTGAACTGTTGAAACAGGGGTAGTAAATCAGGTGCAATCTCGTCATCCCAAATCTTAACTAAATCTTTCCAGGATTGAATCATTTTATCCAAGCCTTCTTCAAGAAGTTTTTTTATTACCTCTTTAACAGAATCAAACGCCGTCTTAATGTTCTCTTTAGCTGTTTCTAGGGCTTCTATGTCTTCTTGACTCATCCCTAACGAACGTAGTAAGGAGTATCCTTGCATTTGGGTAGCTTCATCACCAGTAAACAGTTGCCAGAAACCTTTAACATACTGGGTTAATGTTTCACCTTTCTCCTTAACCTGTGTAATGAAATCATCTAACGCCCAGATGCTTTCCCAACTGAACCCCATCATGTTTAAAACGTGTTGATCACTTATTGTATCCTGTCCAGTCCACATTTTACCAATAACATCTTTTAAATTTGAGATAAAGGTACTAATATAAGAAAAAAAGAAATCTAGTGTTTTCATAGCATTAGGCAATGTATTATTAAAGAAATTCTCAATAGGTTGTGTCATCCCACCTGTGAACTCTTGTGCCCAGATAGCTATTGAGTTGACAGTTCCTTTCACCCCATTCGTGAAAGCTTCCCATGCTGTAGTATTAGTCACGGTGTTATTCAAATCTTCTGCGGCGCCTTCTGCGTCACCAAATGAATCGCTGGCTCCTGCCATTGCTTTGATGACTTTAAGTGAATTGTCTTCGCCTAGCGCAGACCATACTGTACCTGCTCTGTTTAGGGCGTCATATCCACCTTCCATATTTGCAAAGTCATTCATCATTGCCTTGACTACTTCACCCTGAGTCGCTTTGCCGTTTTTCCACTCATTAAATAAGTTCCTTGTTGATTTGCTGAACATGTCTGCGTTATCTTCAAAACGACCGTCCGTGAGTGAGATTCCCATTTCTTTGATTAAGTCATTGACTTTATCTAAGTTATATGCTCCACCGTCTAATCCAGCTGCAAGTAAACTGAATGTCTCATCTGCTGTGAATCCCATTTGACCAAATAACTGAGAGTATTCAGCCATATTATCTGCTAATTCATTTGATTGATTCAATCCATTTTGTGCACCTACGGTTAGCAGATCAAAAGCCTCTTGTCCACTAATACCAAAGTTTTCCATCATACGTGAAGCACCACGCATGGTTTCATTCACATCAGTATCAAATGTTTTACTAAATGAAATTGCATATTTAGTTAACTCTTTCATACCCTCTGGTGAAACCTTTTGCCCAACTGTTTGGTATAATTGTGTGATAGCCTCTTGAGCTTCTTCCAAGGTTTCTACCATTCCTGATTTCACTAAATCATTCGCAAAATTTAGGAAGTATTTAGATCCATCTTTAGTGATTCCCAGTTTACCCTGAAAGGTATTTGAGGCTTCCACTACTTCATTGAACGACTCTTTCAATGAGTCTGCAGCTTTAATCGCCATATCCAGTGCTTTTGTTGATATAGAAACAGCTAAACCTGTAGCCAATGCACTAAATTCTTTAGTAGCACTTTTGAAACCAGTTTCTGCTTTATTACCTTGTTTACCAGCTTCTTCTAGTGCGTCTCCCGCTTTATCTACTTTATCATCTACATTAGAGGCTTCTCTTTTCAACTCAGATAGTGCGTTAGTTACCCCTTCTAATTGCCTGCTAGATATTTGGCTTTGTCGTTCTAACTTTCCTAATGCCCTTTTTGCATCTTCGGTTTCGTTTGCTGAATCACCAAACTCATCAGCCATCAGTTTCACAACTTTGCGCTGTTCTTCGATAGCTTTCTCGGATAATTCCGTTTGTTTGGCTAGCCCTTTTTGTTTTGCTTCAAACGCACCAGTTTCATCACCAGCGGCTTTCAGCGCTTTTACTTCGGCATTCATTTGCCGTTCATTTTCTTTGATTTCATTAGATAAATCATTGACGGCTGTTTTGGAATACACCAATTCTTTTTTTGTGTCGTTCAACTGGCGACTGTAAGCATTATATTTTGCGGTAACATTGTTTATCTGTGTGTTAAGGTTAGCAACTTGTTTCGATTCCTCGCCATACTTGCTAATCGCTTCATCACGGCGCTTTGTTAATTCTCTTACTTTGGCGTTTTGCCCTTCCATAACCGTAGACAAGTCTTTCGTCTTTTGACTAAGTGCTTCGTATGAACGTCCTGCTGAATCATAAGCCTTTAGATTGGCACGCATATTCGACTCAGCTTGTTTGACTTTCGCATTGATTTCGTCCAGCGTGTTACCAAAATTAGTGTCATCTAAACTAATCCCTAGCTTGATATTTCCTGCGGGTTGTCCTTTTCCTGCCATTATTTACCTCCTTCCTCAAGTTTTACCAAGTCTTCAGCCGATAAAAATTGTTTGATGAAATCAGCACCATCTACATATTCTTCGCCACTCTTCACTTCTCCAAAAAGGTGTAACAAATAATGATAGTCGGCTTCGTCCACATCTCTCATCGTCCAACCTGATTCGATTAAATCTTTGTAGATTTGATCCATTGCTTTCCTAGCTTCAGAAAAACTTATCTCTTTTTGCTCGCCATCTGCTTTTTTTCATTGTTTCCCAGTTCATTGATTTGTTCAAAAACACTTTCTAATGCCGGTACTAACTCGCTCGCAGTCAAACCGTCTAAAATAGCATCAAATGTAACTGCTGGATCTTGGAAAATATCTGCTGTAATTGCAATCATTGAATCAATTGCTTCTAAATCAGTTAGGTTTGCTCTTTCCGCTTTCTCGTAAAATTTGATACACTCACGCATTGCACGTGCGGAAATATCTTGTTGTTTGAATGTTTTTTTCTTTCCGTCAAGTTTCAATTGCAATTCAATCATTTGTTTTCCTCCTTGTTTTTACAAAAAAATAAGGCTAGCCAAAAATGGCTAACCTTGTGTATCGATTTTTGGTTCTGGTTATTTTGGTGTCCCTGTATCTGTCATTGGTGTAGATGCAGGATTAACTACTACACCCCTTTGTTATTTACCAAGTCCTTGAATTTTTGTAAGGTCATGTCTGTTGATTCTACGGCAGTCATAAATACATACCCACGTTCATCAGAAATGAATTCCCCTTCGATAGAATCGGTTTGCAATTCTACCCCTTTGTCTTGAGCTGTTTTCATGTTGATATCTGGATGACTGAATTTTCCTTTTGCCAATCCCATGAATAAGCGTTTTCCTTCTTTGTTCGCTGTAACCATGACTACCGACACGTAAGGCGCTGCAGTTTCTGAACCAATTACATTTACACCATCCACGGTTTTAGCACCAATGATTTCGCTGTAAATGCCGTTATCCATTAAGTCTGCCACGTCAAGCGTAACTTTTGGCGATGAAACCCCTTTACTTGCAATAAAGAACGGTACGTTTGAAGCGTATGTTGTGTTAGAAGTTGCGCCTAATCCAGTAATTTTAGCTTCGATCGCTCCACCTTTCGACTTATCTGCTACTAATTCTTTTAGAGTGCCTTTTTCATCTGTTTTTACGCCAAAAATGACGCTCTCAAATCCTACTGTTGCCATCTATTTTCTCTCCTTTTAATTTAGTGAAATATTTGCTACATATCGTTTGATAATCCGCTTTGCACCTTCCAAGTCCTCGTCATCTGTTTGTTCCGTGTATGCGCATTGCCAACCATTCCCCCTCATAACCTCATCAAGGGCAAAATAAAAGGCATCAACCTCTTTCATGGTTGACACCCATACATCTACCTGTACGTTAAATTGAATGGTCAAAGGATTGTTGCTTGCAAAATCTTCATAGTTGCCGGATATCTCTGTAATTCTGCCAACTGGAAGGCTAGGTACTGTTTGAGCCGATTCCGGAACACTATTGGTGTAAAAATCAATGTTCTTTGTTTTTTCATTGCTATTCAGAATTGAATAGACTTGTGATACTGCCGTTTTCAAAGTCCTAGCCTCCTTTTTACTTCGTCAGCAATGATTTGTGTTACTTGTTTTTCGATTTGCTTTTGTGTTTTTTGTACGAAACCTTTTGGATCTTGTTTGATTGATCCAAACTCGATAAAGTGCATCCGCCAAGCGACATCTTTGTCATAACCAATATCAATCGTGCCGTTTTTCACTGAACCAGTGACAACGTGATCCTTTGCATGTTCCTGCATGTACGAACCACGTTTACCGTTTGACTTCGTTCCATCCCAGTAAGGTGTGTTTTGTCGTAACTTTTCTTGAGCGTACTCCCCAGCTTTTCTAAGTGCTGGGCTTTCCACTCGTTGAACGTTTGCTTTTACTTCCCTAAGTGCTTTGTACACTTCGGTTGCATCGACTTCTACACTCATTTTTGAACCTCTTTTGCAATGATTGTCGTGAAGTCCTTCGCAAACTCTCCTTTGGTGATCGTGATAATCTCAAAAGTTTTGCCTTTCCACTTCACTTTCATGTCGTTTTCTAGTTCCGCTTTTTGCTGATAGCGAATAATGAACGTTAGTGTGCCTTCTAAGACGGTTCCGATTGACGCCTTTACATCACTCAAGCGTTGTGTTTGAACGCAAGACCAACACGAAAAAACAATCTCAGGTGTGGTGACCAGCTGTCCGTCCTCGTCCTTGACTGTCTTATCCTTTATAAAGTCAATACGTTGACTTAGGTCACTCGTCTGTATTAACGCCATGATCTAGCCCCCTCAACTGATGAATCAAAGCAGTCACTCCAAACGGAATCTCCGCGAATGCTTTTTCACTTGTAGCAATCCGGTTCTCATACCAGTGAGACACCAGCAACGTGACCGCATAGTTAAACCGTTCATCATCTGTTTTTTCGACTTCGATCGATCCGAGAATAAATTTTTCAGCCGTGGACACCAACATTTTTAAAAGCTCGTCGTCCAGATCATGATCAATGCGAAGGTATGTTTTTAGTTTTGTCAGTTCCATTCAATCACCGCCTATTCAGCAGTTACGGTAACTTCACACACCGCGGTTTTTCCGTTTGCAGTCGTTGCAGTGATTGTTGCAGTACCCGCTTTGACACCAGTGATTTTACCTTGAACAGGTGTTACTGTTGCGATCGTTTCATTACTTGAAGTAAATTTAACCGATTTATCAGTAACATTCGATGGCGCTACAGTAGCAGATAATGTTTCTGATGCCCCCACCGCAAGCGTAGTCGTTGTTTTGTTTAACGTTACGCCGGATGGGTCTATACTTTTGGGGCTAACGTAACATAGAAACCTGCTTTGTTATCTGCTACTTGAACGTCAAAACGAACGAACCCTGCCAATAATTGACCATAAACATCGTTATCAACCCAACGAACTGACGCTTGTTGGCGGTCGAAGTATTTAGCAAAAAGTGAAGGGTCGCCCACGAATGCTACTTTGTCACCTGCTTTTGTTCCAATTACATCATCCGCCATTACAACAACTTCACGCCCTAATAGTTTGTAACCAGACGCGACAGTCACATCTTGCTGCAATAAATAACGTCCATCGTTGTCTTTCATTTTATCCAATTCGTTAAAGAAGCTTTGAGAGGCAATGATTTTGACTGCATACGCTGGATCAATCGCAACGTTCACGATGTCTTTTAGATCATCAATTGTAGTAACAGTTTTAGCTGTTGCTTTTTGCAATTTTGCAGCAATTGCAGCGTTTGATGTATTCAAAGATTGGCGTTGGATATTTTCAGCGACCAAACCGCCTAGATCGATATCGGAATCGTCTAATGCTTCTTGAGAAACTGGAATGTATCCACGGTAAGTGGCAATTTCGTAGTTTACTTTTGTAAATTCAGGGTTAGCTAACGCTGGGTTTTTAGCCAATTCAGCCACAGAGATCATTTTATTTTTGTTAGCTCTCAAAATTGGATATGATCCTGTACCTGTTGTTACTGGCACACGTCCTACGTGTTGACGTAAGTCGACAACTGTTTCGGGTTGTTTTTCTGGTTTAGTGATACGTTCAACTGGAATAACTGCTTCTGCTCCGACTGTTGTCAATCCGTCGCGTTTTTCTCCTTTTGTACGAATGAATTGATTGATTGAGCGTGTGTATTTTTCTTTTTTGTCGTTTAGGATAACTTCCATTGATCTTTTCTCCTCTTTGTCTTTTTTGTCGATCATATTTGTGTTGCTTGTTGTTTCTGTACTTTCTTGTTTTTTTGATTGTGCTTGTTGCTCTTTAGGTTTAGCTTTTTGAATTTCAGTTGCTTTTGTTTCTTCGTCCAACTCTTTCAATTCATCAGCTAAATTTTTTTTCAATTGGTCGTCTGTTTCTTTCGATTCTTTAGCTTCTTTGATTTTTGCTAATAAGTCCTTAGCTGTCTCTAAATCGCCTGAATCCAGCGCCTGTTGCGCTTGTTCTTTCAATTTCTCAATATCCAATGTGTTCACTCCTTATTTTTTTGTATAAAAAAAGAACCTCTAGTAATTTAGAAGCTCTAGTTCTATCTCTAATTTACGTTTTTCTTTTTCATTGATTACTCGTTTCAATGATCGTTGCGCTAAGACTGCATCCGTTCCTTCGTAAGCTGGGATCGAAACAATCGATATTTCGAATAATTCATCGATCTTATTTAGATTGCGGATATACATTCCATCTTGATTTTCCCACCTTTGAGAATCATCTTTTACGGCAAAACCGAACGAACATTCGTTGATATCACCACGTTTTATGGATTCGTACAAATCGTTGGCGTAAGAAGTATTTGGCAGTTGACATCTGAAATGAAGTCCTATGTCATCCACTTCCAACTCTAGCGTTTGCGATGACGTTCTTCCTAAAACCATACTTGAATCATGATCGACAAAACAGCGAACATCTGATAAATCGGTCGTATCCAACGCTTGTGGCGAAATTATTTCTTTGAACCCGCCAAGGTCTCTGCTCAACGAATTGAATTTCATTGCGTAGCCCTCAATCTTTCGATTCTCCGTTGACTGAATTTCCGCTAAACTCCGAATTTCCATTTCCACTATTCCCACCTCCTTTCGCTGTGGTTTTCGTGTACAAAACATCTCCATTAGGAATGCTTGGCAATCCGTAATAATCTCTGACCTCATTAATCAGTAGATAACCGTCTCCGCCGTTGCCAACTTCCATTGCTTTATTCATCCTAGAAGCCTTGTCTTGCCCTGTAAGCGTGGAGAAGTCAAGTTCTACATTAATACCTAACTTGATTGCTAACTCGTCTGTAATCATCTGTGAGAGCGCCCTAAGCGTACTAGAAACGTAGGAATCGTTAGCCGAATCGTCTTTGGTATTGACTAACTCCATACCAAAACGTGACAAAGGAATGCCGAACGCTTTAGCAATTTGTTTTGTCGAGTACACGTTGTTTTGAATCATCTTCAAAATATCCGTATTTAGCTCAAACTGTTTGAATTCCTGTGTATCGTCCAAAACAATTACGCTATTAGCGTTTGAAACACCGCTGTTTACTTCTTCAAAGTCTTGCTTAATTTGCTTTTTAGACTTGTTATTCAGCGTACCTTTATTGAGCTTCAAAACTCCGCCTGCTTGAATCCCCTTTTTGAAGAAGGAGCTTAGCATTTTGTTCCCATTGTCGAGCATGGAAAGTTCTGTTTTGAGTGCATCCAATGGACTGATACCGGTTTTTCCGTTTACAGTTATATATTTGAAGTGCAACATCTCGCTAGAATCAACACGGTACGAATTTCCTGCTTTGTTTGTGTACTCATACCGCAACACACCTGTTTCTAAATCTTCGTAAACGACGACTTGTGACGGTTTAGCAAACTCTAAGCTATTTTCATGAATGATCGCAAAAGCATTCCCTGACAAAAGTATTTGAGCCGTGATAGCAAACATGAAAGAATATGGTGTCATACTTGCGTTTGGGTACTTGTTCAACATGTCTAACTTTCGAATGTCTGCTTGCTTATTATCGGAAAACTTGAACTTGCTGGCGGCAATATCTCCAGCCAATATCTTTACCGCTGTAAACACATCAGACTGTTCTAGTGCCGTTTCTCCGTCAAAGTTGATGGTCGTGTTCCCATTTACAGTTGAAATGAAGTCGAGCATTGTACTCGAACGACTGGACAAGCTACGTTTTTCCGTTTGGAAAAATAAACCCATTTTTTCACCTCCTTTCAGCTATAATTCTGATTCTCGAACCAAAATAAAAACGGTAAGCATTAAACTAATGCCCACCGTCAGGAATCCGATAATCTGGTTAAACAAAAAAGCTGCGGCTATGAATGAAACTAGCCCTAAAACATACAAAATAATCACGATTAGTCTTAACTTGTTACCATCCAAAGCCATACTCGCCCCTTTCAATCAATTCATTGATATCTTCTTCATCAAAATCATGATACATTGCTTGAGTGTATGCATTGATTAACGCGTCCAGCGGGTCAATCTTATTTCTATTCATCGCCTTATCGATCATGATAGTATCGTTATTTTCTTTTGTAATTGCATTGCGTATCGCTCGATTTAGCAGAGGGTTGTTGGAATGAACTGTCTTGCCTTGAATAATGTCTGTACGCAATTGTTTCGTTGGTGCGTTCAAAGTAATCAATCCTTGACGCGTCTCAATCATTTCTTTTTCATAGAATTTTGATAAGTCAGTAATAACATTGCCAGCGTTATACGGATCATAAAAGATGCCTTTTAATTCAAAACTATTACTTTCTATGAAGTCAGTTATCCAATCAACTAAATCATGATAATCGATCAGACCGTCAGCGTTACTACTGATTGTGCAATAGCCTGCTTGCTCATACTGCCGATAAGGTGTCTTATCTTCTTTCTCCTTTGCTTCAATCCCACCTCTATTAGCCACAAAGGAATAACTATCAATATAAAATTTCTTTTCCTCACGAATCGGGATAATCCAAGAAATAGAAGTTAAGTCGTTCACACGGGATAAATCGACTCCAATATAAATCTCTCGACCTGTCAGATCAGTATTTTTAATATAATCCGGTGCGATAGCAGCAAGCCACTCTTCTTCATTCATATAACTTTCTTGAGATGACTGTATCCATATATTAAAATGTTTAGTCAAAACGTTTGAAACGCTACCTTTAGCCTTACCTTCATTAAGAAGTCTAGTTTTTTCTTGAACTTGCATTTCATATTGTTCGGCAATTTCCATCAAAGGACTTGATTTGATCCACGTTTCAGTATTAGCGACTTCTTTTGCGTTATCCTGTTCCCAACATAACGCTAAATATTCATCGCCCACAACTTCGCCTTTTAATAATTTCGCAACATACTGATACTCGACTGAGTACATTGGATAGTTCAACTTACTTGAAGCGGTGGAGATAATAACAATAAGTGGTTCTTTCTGTTGACTCATTGATGTTTCAATAACGTCCATCATTTCTGCAGTCTTAGACAATGCGTATTCGTCAAATACAGATAGCATCGTATCAAGACCATCTAATGTATCAGCGTCAGATGATAATGGCTTCATTATCGAATCATCTGTGGTTTTTATTTCGTAGGTTAATGGCCGCACGAAATTCTTGATTGTTTTACTCTGGCTTCTCAATGCTCTCAACTGTGATTTCACCATATCAAAAACAATTTTTGCTTGTTGTCGTGTGTTTGCAGTCGTGTAGATTTGTCGGGCTTGTCTTGGATTGCGCTCATAAATCAAACAATACAACGCGATCCCTGAAACAATTAAAGACTTACCCTGTTTACGTGCAAGCGAGAGGTAAGCCTTTCTGAATCGTCTAGTATTATCTTTTTTTCTACGCCAGCCCCACAGCATGCCTAAAATGAACTTTTGAAACTTAGCTAGTTTATTCGGCTTGCCAGATTTCGGATCAGGCAGCATTGAAATGAACTTAACAATATTTTTCGCATATTTTGGATCATAATAGAACGGATAATCACCTTGCTTCGATTTCTCAACATCTGATTTATGGCGATCAATAGCTTGCTGGATTTTCTCACCAACTAAAATATCGCCTAATTCTACTGCATCGATATATTTTTGAACGTGGTCAATCATCTACATCAACTTCGTTCATCATTTCCGCAAATGGATCGTCTGGTTCTTTCTCCATTTCTTGTGGATTGACAATCTTTAGACGTGAGTTGATTGTCAGCCCTAAATCATTAGTGGCTGTTTTTAGCTCTTTAGAGAATGAATTGACAGTATCGATCAAAGGGTTTTTGCGACCATTAATTAAAAAGCCTTGTTCGTCTAACTCTTTGCTTGCTTTGTCGTACAGATACGAGTAGTTGCAGTAGCGAATCATTGTTTGTTGGTCTAATTCTGAAATAGGCAAGTCCTGAATGTAGTGAGAGATTCTATCCCACTCTTTTTGCGCTTCTTTCAAAAGCCCGACCGGATAATTTGAAAAGTCCAGTCTTGGATAGTTGTATAGCTTTTCTTCTTCGGCTTTTTTAGCTTCAATTTCTTCTTTTGTGTAATTCTTTTTGCTTGCGTTAAGCAATTTCTTCGGCCTACCTTTGCTCATTTCATCACTCCTATCTATTTTACAAATTTTCTAAAGGGAATCTTTTTCACACAAGAGAGGGCATCGATTTTCTTCGTTCTAGCGACATAGGGCGGCTTATTTTTTATCAAAACTATTATTTAGAATTATATACACTTTAGGTGAAACGCCTTAGAACGCAAATTAGAGCCTTTTAAGGTTATATGCCTTTTTATGCTCTTTGTTGTGGCACGACTGGCAAATACTTTCTAACGTATCGTAGTCTAACCTTTTATCCCAATCTTCTTTTACTTCCGTTTTGTGATGGACTATCGTAGCACTGGTTATTTTCCCATTTCTCAAACACTCTTCACATAGTGGTTGGTCTGCCAGCTTGCTACGTCTTAGCTTCTTCCATTGGCTTGAAGCATAGAAGCGAGCATATTTCATGTTCTCTTTGTTGTGTCTTACTTCTCTGTTATACGTCTTGTCTGCATTGCCTTTGTGTTTCTCGCAATAACTTTCGGGCAAGACTACATACTCACGACACCAAGCGACCGAGCATTTCCTTTTAGGCATTCTCGTGTACCCAACCAAAGAACCTTGTCCAGCCTTCCATCTGCTCTGCCTTGCTGTATGTATCTGCGTAGGTATTCGTATGACTGCTTTCTGTCTTTAGCACGTGAAGGACAATTTCTTCTTTTGTGTAGCTGTCAGGAAGTTTATTCTTAGAATGCATGTAGCAACGTTTCAAATGTTCGAGGTAACTCAT